CAAACCTTCCTTCATCTATTAGTTAACACTAGTTCTTTTTGTTAACATTGATTGCTGGCCCCTTGAGCCGCTTTGCCCCCATAGGATCAAAGGCGTTATCCTCCTCTTCCTGCTTATCACGGAAATAGTTGGCCGAATGCTGCCAGAACTCCGCCGCCCCGATACGGAAGTCAGTGTGTAGATCGGCCTTGTACCAGAAGATACAATCCTCCAGCTTTGCCGATTGACTTGTGTTGTCTACAACAAGGCATTCGAAATTCTGCGTACACTGATCCATGATCTGGCAGAAGAACTCGAAACTAGGGAAGGCGGAGGCGTAGTTGTCGAAAATGCGCTTCCTGTTGGTCGTATAGGGCTCGCGCAGAATAAACACAAAATCGACGTTAGTCCGGAGAGCTGGCTGGATACCTAGAGGATACTGCATCGTAATAATGAAAAACACCTTCAACCAACGTCCGTTCATGAAAAGATACCGAATGTTCTTGTCATGTGTCCAGCTATCGTCGTACATACAGTCGTCAAGAATCATGAAAGAACGGGGATCCAGGCGTGACTGAGTGCCCCCCTGTTGCTCCCGCTGGATCCGGCCCATAATCATCTTCTGCCGCTTCACGAAGTTGGCAAGAATGAGAGGCGAGAACTCGCCGTGAATGAAAAGAGGGGGGATCATCTTCCCATAAAAGGAGTTAGACTCCTCTGTACCGCTGATAACTGTTCCGAGCGGCATGTCCTGATGATGATATAAGAGGTCACGAACCAGCGTGGATTTACCAGTACGACGACGGCCAATGAAAATCACCACAGCATCCTGAGGGATTTTGCGCATGTCGAACTTCTTCAATGATACATTCACAGCTCCGGACATTCACAACTGTAGGTATATAAACTTTTTTTCGCGTGCGTCATACCGCGATGTAAAGGCTCTTAAACCCGGTAAGAATGGATACCAATCTCCGGGGGATGACACTGCCTACTCCACGTTTCCGGTTGGCGCCTCTACCTAAAGGGCTGTGTGCCGTGCGAGGGTTCAACTCCCTCCAGACCTTCTTTCCTGCACTGACTAAGCTGTATAACCTCACGAAGGAGCAAACCGAGAATATCTGGCTCGACTCGAAATGGAGAATCTCGGGGATCGACATTTCTGGAACATCTGGGCCCTGTTCCCTGAACCTCGTCCTGAACCAGGATAGTACTGGCTCGGATCCGGAGTCAAAGGTCCAGGCTGGCTACATGAAGGTGACGCATCTTCTTGACCCCATTCGATGGATGAAGCGGAAGTACAGTCTTCCCAAGCAGAGTGGGCTCCCAGGACACACGAAGACCTGGAGTTCTGCCTGGACAAAGCTACAGGATTCTGGGAATCAGGCCTACGTGGAGGCGGTGGCATCCTATGCTCTCGGTCGTCTACGGGAGGAAGGCATCTCGCCCCATTTCAACGAGTTCTACGGTGCCTTCTGTGCCCGTGCTGACATCTATAGGTACAATCTGACGGAGGAGTTCGAGGAGTACAGGAACATGGGTTGGCTGTGGGAAGGGCAGAAGAATGGACTCTTCAAGATCTGTGTGCTAGATAAACGTAACCCCGAAATTCCTCTTTCGAAGGAGGTGATTGATGATTATTTGAAGGAGCCTTCTGTCATTGATTCTGATTCTGAGTCTGACTCTGACGCTTCAGAAACGGATGAGATTGAAGTTGACAGTGATATTGAAGAGGAGGTAGAGGTCGAGGCGGTGAAGGTGAGTGATGAAATCGCCTCGCTGCATTCCGATGAGATGTCGGCAGTTTCTTTCAACGAGGAGTCCGAGGGTGAATCTGGCGAATCTGGCGAGTCAGACGATTCTGGTATCTCCGAAACATTCGACCAATACACGATTTATTCCGAGTTCCGTGATTTCCCTGTGATGCTGATTGCACTCGAGAAGAACAATGGGACGATGGATGCACTCCTCGACTCTATAGAGGCTGTGGGGGCTAAGCACGGTACGCCAGAATGGGAGTTGCGCTGGTCTGCATGGATCTTCCAAGTCATTGCAGGGCTCATCGTGGCGCAGAAAATTTTCGGATTCACACACAATGATCTTCACACGAACAACATTGTCTGGAGCAATACCGAGGAGGAGTTTCTCTATTATACCCTGAAGTCTGGGGCCGTATTTAAGGTTCCCACGTTTGGTAAGATCTTCCGTATCATTGATTTTGGCCGTTCTATTTACACTATCAACGGCACACAGTTTATCAGCGACGACTTTGGCCCTGGGAATGATGCAGAAGGACAGTACTCTTTCAAGCCTCTTCACTCTAATCCCCGTACGGAGGTGCTGCCAAATCCCTCCTTTGATCTGTGCCGACTTGCTGTGAGCTTGTTCGAGTCACTCTATCCTGATCCACCTGAGGAAATCGAGGGTGGCGAGATTTTGAGCTCAGAGGAGGATATGGAAATCCGAGAGACAGTCTCGCCCCTTTTTAACTGTCTGTGGTCGTGGATGATTGATGATGAGGGGGAGAATGTTCTCCTGAATCCTGATGGATCTGAGCGATTCCCTGATTTTGATCTCTACAAGCATATTGCTGCTTCCATCCATGGGGCGGTGCCTTCAAAGCAGCTGACGCATCCAGCTTTTGACCAGTTCCAAGTGAACCCGTCAGAAGTTGGGAATGTACACAAGTGGCAGTTGTTTATCTAGAACCGCGGAACACCGACCTTCACTTCCATTTCCTCTTTAATCTCCACTGGCTCTGTTTTACTAGGTGTAAACAGCGTCAGAGGTGCAAGAGCCACCAGGAACTCCACAATACTTGTTGTGGATTCGGGAAGCAGCTGCATGATCATCGCAACCATGATGGAACCGATAATAAAATCGCGACAGAGGCTTTTAACGCTAGGCTTCTTCTCTTCTACGAAGTGGGTGCTCGCTGCACCGAGTGCTGAAATAACAACGCCTCCTAGGATCATTCCAGTGACTAGGGGAGTTTGTGACATTCTGGCCGCTCAATAGGAAAAAAAGGAGGGCCCATTGACGCACACCTTTAGGCTAGGACTTCAAAGTCCATACTCAGCATGTCGCTTCCAAGATCCTCAAATCCGTCAAGCTGTTCCGGAGACTCATCCAGGATTTGTATGTTTTCATCTGGCGCTTTAGGGCCTGAAGTATCCATCCCAGTGAAGGAAAAGGGTTGCGTTGGAGCCTCTACAGGCTTGACAACTTTCTCAACAGGTTTCTCTAGATCAATCTCAGGCTCCAGAACCTCCTCGGACTTCACCACTTGTGAGACAAGCTTCACTTCCTCAACCTTCACCTTTGCCACAGGCTTCTCAGGCTCTACAGGCTCTACAGGCTTCACAGGCTCGACAGGCTTCTCAGGCTCGACAACTTCTGACACATGTTGCACCTTCACAGGCTCGACAGCTTCCACAGCCTCCACAGCCTCCACAGCCTCCATAGCCTGCATAGGCTCAGCAGCCTCCACAGCCTCCACAGCCTCCACTGTTTCCTCCTCATCCTCATCATCATCGTCCTCCTTCAGATATTCGCGCAGAATGTTCTTCACAGGCAACATGCTACGAATCGCTTGCTGAATCCCGTCATGTAAGATACCCTCGATATGCCGAAGATTCTTCTGTCTTTCCATCGAGGGGGCCGCCGTAGAAAACAAATACGTGTTACTCCAAAGAAGACGAGAACACTCAATCATCGTCCTATGAAGAAAATGCTCCAATCTGGGAATCGTAATCTGCAACTTCTTCTGTTTACTCGTCAAACGGATTGCAGAAAGAACTTTCGTGTGAGCAATGAAGACCGCTGTCAACAGTTCCTCCAGATAATCACAATGCGTCATAGTGGTCAGAGCACTTGTCTCCCGCTGTACCTTGTCAGCATTCCACTCAGGCACACCCTCCAAGATCTGCTGAAACATCAAGAGGACCTTATTCCCATTTGGTTCCTTCTGCTTCGCCTCATCCATCATGTCGAGAAAGTACTGCTGCAGCGCAGGCAACATGTATTGACATAACTGCTTCGTGTACTCACCCTTCGCCTCTGAATAAACGCTAACACCTTCGCCAGTTAGATCCATTGCGGAGAAATATCTGGAATATGGGCGGAGTTCTCATTTCGGAATAGAACGCGGGATATTTACAAGAAACTCGCTCAGTTGTATCCATGGAGAGGAGCCTGAGCCAATCGCCCGTATACATTCCTGGACCATCCTATGGGAAGGCCCATAGATTTCCAAGATCTTCTCAATGATTTCATAGGGATCCTCTCCCTCCATTCGAAGCCGTGGGATATCCGACCACACCGGGAGTTCACCCCCCTTTGGCTTCGCGACCGATAGACCAATATGGGTAGCAATAGACTTGTTCCTAAGCACTCTGTGTGACTGTTCCGATCGCATTGTAACAACCGTGCAGCGTGAAAGAATGGGTGGAGACAGTTTCCATATCTCGCGCACTTCTAAGGCGCACGTCACATTCGTGGCGGCCGTCTCCAAAATACGACGCAAAAATGCCTGTGCCTCCTGGGTGAGATCATCCGCCCCTTCAATCCACACAAAGAGGCGCTCCTTTGATCGCACTTGCTGGTGAAGCACCTCACGGCCTTCGCGAAGACTGCGATCTGTTCTTGCATTCCAGCGAAAGAGTTTCGCCTTTGCGAATGTCGCCTCTTCACGTATCCATCGTGACTTTCCTGTCCCAGGTTCGCCGCTAATGAGCAGTGCACCTTTACAGGGTTGTTTTGCCGCCATTCCTATAAAGAAATGGCTGTACAGAGTTTAAGTGTTTATGACTTACGTAGTTCAAGTTCTATCTCCTCCTCTATATTAGGACTTTCACTTAATGCCTCCATATATAAATCTAACTCCTTCTGTTCACCAGGTGTAAGTTGTTTACCCGCATTTACCTTCTTAGCATGCTTTTCTCCTAGCGCCAAAGCTTTTTTCGCGACAGCC